AAAGGGTTCTGAAGTTCAGCTACTACATCTAAAGCCACCTGCTCCATATCACTAAGCACTTCTGTTTCGTTTCTTTCATCTCTTTTTACTAAGTCGAAAAATCCTAATCTAAATTTCCTTGAATAAATTGTGCCACTAAAAGAACTTGTTTGCGGAACTGCCCACATCAAAGGATAAGTAATAGTAACAGGATTATCCCCGACATATAATTCAAGATTCGATACACCGATTTCCCATGTGTCTCCGAACCCGTAACTATTTATCTGAAGATGCTTCTTTGCTATCTCTTTGAACTTCGCATTTATCTGATTCAGTGAATACATATTTCTTTAAATAATCTTTTAACTTTTTTTCGTTTTTTAATTGAACTTCTTTTTTTGGTCTTGCCATTAGTTATCGAATTTTGAATGTCCTTTTTCAAGTCCTTTCGAGCCACAATCAAATTCATTTCCACCCAAATACATTCCTGTTGAATAGTTATTTCCTGTCGGTCTTATGTCATCAAACTCTCCTGATTCTAAATACTCGGGAAATAAATCAGTATTGGCTCTTAAATAATTCGTTACAAGTTGAGAATAATATTGTGCCTTGTCTTTCATCTGTTCTTGAATCCTTTTCATCTCTGTTAAATCTACGGGTTGTGAGTTATCACTATTCTTTTTCATCACTCCTTTATTCATAAATCTGTAAGAGAGGATGGTCGGAACTTCAAACATAATCCAACGAATCATAGCAGGTTGAATATAGTCATCCATTAATGTCTCATAATTACCAGTCAAAGTAGGAATGTCTCCATCTATTTTGTTAAATAGTTTCGTTCCTAATATCGGCTCAATATACATTCTCTGAACATCAGCAATAGTTGATTCTAACATTTTCATATCAACATTTTCATTGATGATACTTTCGTCTTTTAACTTATCTTCACTTATCCAGATATTCATTTTTATTTCTTTATTATTATTTATTTTTTTTAGTAACCACAACTGATTCCCAAATATGTCTGCAATAAGGGTGAGTGTTATCAGTTCCTTTTTCAGTCCAGAATCCACCTCTCATTGCCCACACATCAATATCATCACCTGCATCTAAAGAATCTATTTCGTCTCTTGAGTAGAGCTTATCTTTAAATTCAGTCATTAACTTTTTACAAAAAGGTCTTGAAGTAGTTAAATCATTTTGTCCGAACCCTGACGCCCAAGTGTATCTAAACTTTAAAAACACTTCAATATCTAATTCGTCAATAGCACTCTCGCCTTGTTTGTTAATCTTTACATCACCATTCTTTTTATAAAGGATTAATCCTTCATCAACTAACCTGTCAAGCATAGCCACTACTTCCGCTTCTTTAATCTTCAATCCTTTGGCAATCTTATCCACCTGACTTTTAGGGTCGTCTTTCAAGATAGACATTATTTTAGCTTCATTATCTGAAACTAAAACATCTAAAGGAACTGCAAAGTTTTCTTTTCTTAATTTTTCTTCAAACTCTTTTACCTCTTCTTTGGAGTTGAATCTTTTTCTTCTTGTATGTAAAATTTCGTAATCACTTTCACTCACTCCCATCTTAGATAGTTTAGAATAGATTTCATTCTCTTTACTCTCTTTATTAAATTTCTTTAACTGAACAGGAGCTGTAGCTTCAGGAATCTTATCACCACCGATTATAGGAGGCAATCCTGCCAAAGAACGAATCTCATTAATTGTCATTTGACTTAATAAATTATTCGCTACTAAAGGACTTAACCCGTTGATAGCATCAATAGTTGTCTGTGCTTGGTCTTTCTGTGGTTTTTCTAACATTGGCAATCCTGATTTTTCTCTTATCTCATCTTGTGTCATTACTTTTACTAATTCACTTTCGCTGAATTGGAAACTTATCGGTTCACTATTTAATATACTTAATCTGCCATCGGTTTCTAATAATTGATTGAATATTCTCTCAAGAACTTGCTGTCTGTTATTAACATAGATATTCTTAAAAAATTCAAACTGCTCAATCATTTCAGTCCTTCCGCCTAACTGACCTTGCTCTTTAAGTCCTGCTATCATTCTCGGAACTCTATGTGCGAATACCATCTTGTCTAAGACAGTCGTATTTATAGTATCATATCTTTTTGATTCAGGAGGAGTTAAAAATATTACTTCTGCCGCTTTCTCTTTTCCGTCAGCGAAATTTACTACTACTCTCTGACCATCGGTGTTAGCAAACTGATTCATTAATTTCTTAACTATTACGGGTTGCTCTGCCTCACTTGGAACGCCATTGAGAAAATTGACTAAAGTGTTCCCTACGAACCCGTGCTTAACTTCGTTAAAGTTATAGTTGTCAACTTCAATCTCTGTCTCGATTAAAGGAATGGCACTTAGATAATTTGGTTTTGGATAAACAACATCTGATAAATTTACCTCTTTGTAATATAAAATCTGTTCTCCTTTTCTGTTGTCTTTATCATAGGCATCAAATATTTTCCAATCTTCTTCCTGTTCTGGTTTTGTGTTTGGATATTCATTCTTAATCCAATTTTTAGTGTAGTAAAATTTAGTGCCATCAGCATTGCTTCTCAAGTTAGCAAAGTCAATGTTAAAGATTTCCGCTTGTGTCTTGGCTTTATTCCATATTACTTGTAAAGCGAATCCGTTGTTAAGTTCGTAATCATAAACACATTTAGCCAAAACATCATTTAACTTTTCTCCAAATGAATTAACTCTCAAAATTCTATTATTCAAAACCGCTTCATCAGAAACTGTTATGTCTTTATTATCTACCTCAAATCCTTTTCCATAAACGAAATGAATCTTAGTGTCAAGCAAAGCTCTGTGATATACTGACCTGTCATAAAGATATTGAAGGTATTGAGGGTAGTCGTTTTTCTCCCCGTAATAAACCCAATCCTTACCTCTGACCTCCTTAAAATCTGGTGTCTTGTGGTGCTGTAATTTTATTACAATAGGTTCTGAAAATTTCTTTTTACTTGACATAAACTTTCTTGGTTTTCTTTTCTGGTTTATAAACTACCTTTACGGGAGCTTCTCCGATTACTTTTACTTTTCCTTTCTCAACAATCCCTGTCGCTAAAGCAGGGTTTAAATTAGTTGATGACTCTTGCTCATAAATTACATAAGTCCAAAATCCGTTTGGCTCTAATTGAACTTTGCCATTTAATAAATCTTCAGTTGAACTTTCTTCAATCAAAAATTTATTGAATCTCTCTGGAAATTCACTTATGTCTTGAGCAATGAAATATTTGAAATCCCTTGTCGAATCATTTTCAAATGAAAATAAGTATTCAGGATTTGTTAAAGTAGTTTTCTCTGTGAGTGTCAAAACTACCTCGTTTGTTTCGCCTTTGTTTATTAGTATCATTGTTAAAATAAAAATGCCAACCTAAAATAGATTGGCAAATTTACATATAAATCATTGAATCTCAATTACATATTTATCAACAATTAAACAGCAGGAATAAGTAAAGCCGCAATCAAAGAAGCGTCAACCTCGCTTGGTCTTTCTTCTTCTTCTCCTGCAAAAGTCAATGTGTAACCATTCTTGTCGCCCATTGCTGTTCCTGTAACTGCCGCATCAGTAGTTAAAGACAATCCATTGTTTTCTCCCAATAACCAATATTTGCCATTTCTGTCTTTAGCAATTACCATTATGTCATTCTTTGCAATCAATTTGATTTTCTGAATCGTTGACTGTTGTTGTTTTAACAATTCAACTGTCAAAGAAATAGCCGCAAAATCAGTTCCGTTGGCTCTGCTTACTGTTCCTGTTGATGTAAAGTTTGAAGTCGAAAGTATTAATTCATACTCCCAAAATTGCTTACCTGTTGTCAAGTCGAATGTCTCAATAATTCCGCCTGTTGCGTTCTTAACAATCGTATCTTTGTTTGCCAATTCAGTAATATAGATTGTTGCCAATCCACCTTTACTGTCTCTGCAATCTCTCGTATAACCTGATATTATATCACAAGCCATTTTATAAGGATTTATAAAAGGGAGCTTTTACACTCCCTTTCAGTTAATTAATTACGAACCTGTAAATTCAACTATTTCAGCAGGGAAAGCAATCTGCCATCCTCTACGGAATCTGATTGAATATCTTACCAAGTCATCGTCTTGAGAATACCACATCTTTGCATCTTCTTCGTCATTCATCAAATCAACTCCTAAATAGGCGTTTCTTGAGAAATCAATAAAGAACATTCTCTTTGTGTCATCCAATCCGTGAACTGCATGAAGAATCAAGTTTGAATTTTCAACTCTGATTTCATTACCTGCCAAATCTCCTGTCTGGTTATAAAGGTTGTCAGTAGCAAGTTTGTTTGAATACATATCAAGAACTTCATATCCGCAATAAATCCTTCCGCCTTTTCCTTTCTGTGCGGCAGGGATTTTAGTTCTGATGTTTCTCAAAATTGTTCTGATATTAGTTTCGTTAAGAGCCGCAGGAGTTGCAGATACAACACCAGAAGCATTGTCGATAACTTTTATCAAACCATCATATTTGTTTAAGAAGGCAGAGAACAAAGTGGTATCACCTTGCCAATCAAGAACTTCTAATTGTTCTTTGATAACCATTCCTGTCTCGTCCATGATAACCTTAGGAAGGTCAGCTTCAGTATAGTTAGCACCTTTCTTCAAAAGAAGTTGAGTCCATTTAGCTTCCAATGTTTTCAAACAAAATTCGTCTTGGTATTTTACTGCTTTAGTTTCAATCTTTCTTTGTGTGAAAGCTGTTGAACCTGAAGCATTAAATCCGCAATTCGTTCCTGATTGAGGAATTGGAGAAGTTGCTAAAAGTTGCAATTCAGTTGAGGATTTTACTCCTGGCTGAATATTTGCTAAACTTGCTGTCTCACCATCAAAATGGAGAGAAGTAAGTAATTCTGTTCTTGTTTGGTCATCGTAGTTTGACAATGCACCTACATTGAAACCAACGAAATTTAATTTTTTCATCATTGTTTTTTAGTTTTTATTTTTATTTCTTAATTCTGAAATTGCTTGTGAAATAGTGAGCAATTTGTTTTGTCTATTTTCAATTTTAGAAAAAACATTTTTTGGAGTTTGCACAGGTTCTTCACTTGGCAATTCCGCAATCTTTTGTATGATAGAGAAAATCTCTTTTGAAGTGTTCTCTAATTCGATAATCTTATTTGCTGATATTTCTTTTGCTTCTTTCAAAGACAAAATTTCTTTTTCGTTCTCGGAAATCTTTGCTGACAATTCTAATGTCTTTGCAATCTCAAGTTCTAATTCTTTCTTTTGAGTTTCCATTTGAGCAACCAATTCATCATTGGGATTAGCAGGAATTTCTTTCTTTTCTTCTTTCTTTTCTTCTGTCTTAACAGCCGCCTTAACATCAACTATCACTCCCGCTTCGGTAGTGATTTCTGTTCCATCTTCTAATTTATGAGTGCCATCTGGAATAGGAAGTTCGCCCTGTTCGGTTGCGATTGTTACTGCCATTCCAGGTGTTGGTGTTTCACCATCATACTTTATAACAGAACCATCTTCCAATTTAGCTTCTTTCATTTTTACCTCTTCGAATTTAATTTTGTTCTCGCTGTAGAATTTCTGTAGTTTATCAAAGGCATCCTGCCCGATAACTTTAATGACTGTTTCTTTTAGCATATACTTATAAATGTTTAATTATTAAAAAAGTGTTATTAATTTCTTATTAATTTCTTATTAATTTCTCGAATTTCTTTAATTGGACTTGTTAATAGCTCTGATTACATTCAAAAGCTGTTGGTCGGTCAGTTCGTAAGTTAAGCTATCTTCAAAATAACCTTCAATCGAGAATCCCATAAACTCACCTTTCATTATCTTATTCCATATACTATCATTTTCTACTTTGTAAGAACCGAACCATGAACCATCGGGAAGTTTGTCAAATCCTTTTGGAGTTTCAATCCCTCTTGTTGAATCTATTATCATACTCTCAAACATATAAACTCCTTCAATCTTTTGTCCGTTGTGCATTACATTTACAGAATCAGAATATTTCTTTTTGTGGAATCTCAAAACAATTTCCTCAATAGTCGGTTTGTCAAAGGTTATAAAGTATTCTCCTCTCTGTTCATCCCTTCGGTAGATAGGGAGGTTTGCAACCATCAAAGCACCCATGACTATTCGCTTTGGGTTGTCGGTTACTTGGAATAAGTTTTTCTTATCATTAAAAGCCATCCAATTTCTTTCAATGGCAGGTTCATCCACAAGTGCAACGAAATCAACTCCGAAATTTTCATCAGAGTTTATTATAGCTTTATAAACGGGTAATCTCTTTTCGGTAAGTTCCATAACTTAAATGTTTAATTATTAAAAAAATGTTATTATCTTTCCTACAACTACCCTACAACTGTCGCCCTTGCATTGATATTTGAAACACTCTTTTGAGTATTGCTTATATCCGTTTCGGTTACGAATACCTTAACAGGTGGCTGTTCTTTTACTATTTTATCCCTCTCGATTTGTTGAGTTAATGTTGAAGTATTACTCACCCTGTTCAAGTCGGGAGAACTTCCACCACCTGTAGGACTGCCTATGGTTGTATCACCTCCACCATCTTCAGGAAACTTTTTAGATATGATTGCCGCTACTCTTGCCGCACCTAAAGCCGCATCTATAATTCCCAACACAAGTCCTAA